TGATTAGACCCAGGTGCCGAGATTGGCCCAGCTACCCAAAAGGTAGCTGTAGCCGAGTTCGTACCTCCCGTTATTTCTTACGGGGTGGTATCCAGGCTTCAACTCGTCAGTCGGGTGACCGTCGAGCGAGGCGCCTAGACTCCCAAGGTCGTTTGCTGTAACGATCCTGGTACGGAAGCGTAAGGCTAAAAACCTGTAGCTTCTTGTGTCACTCCTGAAGGTAATGTGAGAGGTGGGCGCGTCGAAGTTATTGACGATGCCTACATCACCGTACCCGCGAGGAACCGAGACCCGCATCCCGTGAGGGACGGCGGACACGCAACGCAACCATGAAGGAAGGAAACGTGAATCAAGGTAGTGAGAATCGATGCGGGCGTAAGAGCTCACATCGTTGGCCATCTTGTAATACAGAGGTGGCTCTAGCTCCTTCCAAAAGAAGGGTCTCACATTGACGCCTTGAAAGAAATCGGACCCGCATGACTCGAAGAACGAGCCACTGAGAAATGACTTATCCCTGTTCACGCTGAAACCACAAAAGGCGAGGACCTCTATAAGCAGATCCGCAACCTCCTGTTCGACGATAATATCGTCACCAAAGACAGAGGTGAGCGACCTTCTAGACCCACACGCAAGCGCGAGGGCCCAGAAGATCAGCGTCTCGAGTTCAAAGGTCGATCCATTCCCCATTGAGGAGAACTTTTCGTACTCAAACTCAACTCCATCTAACACCCCAAAGGGTGACCGGACAGTATCCAAGAGATCGGCCCAGCGCTCCGGGAGGAGCAGCCAGACTAATTCCCTGCACAGTGTATCCGATGCCATCGATAAGTCGATGGTGGCCAATCTTGCCTCGTGAGCGATAGAGGCAAGAAAGCGGTTCAGCTCTGACTGGTTGGTCAGATCAAGACCATCGCAACGTAGAGCCTCACGAATGAGGCCTCCTACGCCCAACTGAGCATACACATTCAAGTGCGGCTCAATCGCGATCGAGCGATGAGTCTTGTAGTCCTTCGGGACGAAGGTTACTCGATTGGAGGCAACCAGCCTCACGTCAAGACCCCTCTGGTGAACACCGAGTAGGTCATGGCGATACGAGTAAAGTCTCGGCGTCACGTCGATGCGTGACATGTATTTCTTGGAGATCACCACCTGTCCTGTTACAGACGAAGTGACGCCCGGGCCGAAGCGCGGTTTAAACGCTCCGTGTCGAGTCCCCGGGTTGACACCTAGGACCTTTTGAATGTGCTCACGC